TTGTGCATCATCACCATCTAGAAAAAATCCCATTACAGTGTCACCAGGTGCAACACGAATTGATCTTGCACGATTTGCTTTTCCTGATCCACCTTGAGGTGATAATAAAACTTGTGCCCAAGGTAAATCTTCGTCTGCAAGTTCGGTTGTGTCAGCAGGGTGATATCCATAGATACGGACTTTCATTCTACAACCCCACGTATTTCCAATCTGATTTAATTGACTTCCCTGTGCTTCTTCAGGTGCTATTTGACCAATCCACCATCGGAATCCGTCTTTACCTAAAAAATTTGTTTTGAGTAAACTATTTTCTATCATTTTCTTCCAAAAGAGTCTCTAACTAATTTTAATTGTGAATATGATCCATTTGCATCAAAAAAATGTGCTAATTCCTTAATCATATATAGACCACTAGTTTCAGGATCAGCCTCTTTTCTCTCTGCTGTTTCCAAAGCAGGAAACTCACATCTAATTGTACTACCTGCATTTATATTAACATTAAGAGGTATTGTAATATCAATAACCTGTGTCATTAATTGATTATACCTCATCATTGATTGAGAGGTTGTTTTTGCAGGGTCTGCATTTCTTTTTGCTGGATCATTCCAACCATCATCCTTGGCATCCTTTTCAATAGTTCCAACATCAAGCATACCAACAAATATTCTACTAGGCAAATCTCCAAGTGTCAAATCACTATCTTCATTTATTTTTGGTAAAGTAATTGGTTTACTACCTAGATTAGTCGCTGTATCAATATATTTTTTTGAATTAAATACTATGTCTGGATTTAAACCAAAAGTAACTGGATTTATATAATATCTCATGCTACTGTAAGCACCTCTTTCAAGTTTACCTAACAAATCCTGATTTCGATCTATGCCATATTGCAATATTGTATAATCTTTCTTTGGATCATCTTTGTTAACAATACCAGGATTAAATACATAAGTTTCTTTAAATGGTTCTTGTTTTATAAGATTATCAATTGATTTAAAATTAAGACCTTTACTGGTTTCGTAAAATAAAAATCCTGCTGTCGAATCTTTGCCATCTCCTTTGTATGCAATTGATTTAGATGCTAACCATGTTATTACTGTATATGGTTTTTTTAAATTTCCTATAAATCCATATGGATTTTGTGTTTCATCTATTTCATTAATCTTATCTGTGCTTAAATACTTTTCTATAATATCTTTAACTGAATCAGATATTCTTTGAGTTGAAGGAAACTTCTTTCCAACTCTGGAAGTTTCGTTTGTTAATGCTTCTCTTGATATTAAATTCAAAGTTAGTATTTCACTTCCAGAATCAACTAAGACATTTGTTATTGATGAAACATGAAAATATTGTTCCGTTCTTACTGAAAAATCTAAACCATCTTTATTATTTTTTGAATTACCAGCAATTTTTATAACTACTCTTTCACCACCTCTTAATGGTAATCCATTGTATAAAGATTTAATTTTTCCATCTTCAGCTTCAACAGTACCACTACTATTAACTACTATAGCTTTTGCAGTCAATGTTGGAGAAAATAAATTTTCATAGTATGTGAAGCTAATCACACCCTCCTTTATATCAACAGATTTTAGACCATCTGCTGATTCTATTATAAATTTTTCATAAATTGATGGTTGAATTGCTGACATTAGCTTTGTAACATTACTTTTTGAATTTTCTTCATAATGTCTCTAGTCTGATCTTGATTCATATTTTTTAATGATGGAGTTGCTCCTCCACCAGTAGGTCCAATACTACCGACTGAACCATCACTTCCCACATTAGCAGGTGCATCAACTATGTAGACTATGGTATTACTACTAGTTTTACGATCTCCTAAATTTTGTCTCTGTCTCACTGTAGGAGTTATTCCTTCTATTTTTTCATTATTAGGTTCAATAGTTGCAGCAAATTTATCCATTGCTGTTTTCAACTCTTCTGACTTACCTTGTAGTTCTTTAGCTTTCTCTTCTACTTCACTTAATGTTTCTGTTTCATTTTCTTTTTCACCATCTCGTTTGGTCTTCGTTCCAAACATATTGCTCATAAATCCATTTATTTTCGCTAATATACCGTCATTTTCTTTCTGTTCATCATTTTCACCTTGAGTCTCTTGATTCTTTGTTTCAACGGTTTCACCCTGAGATTGTGCTTCTTTTGATTGAAGATCTTTTATTTCATTTTGATCATTAACACCCGTGACCATATCAGCATTATCTTTTTTCTCCTCTTCCTGTTCCTTTCCTGCTGTAACCATTCTATAATTTGGTTCCTCTTCCTTTTCTTCTACTTTGTTTCCAAATAAATCACCTCTACGATCAAGGTCAGTCATTCCAAAAGTTGCAAAATCAACTAATCCTGTAAGTCCTCTCATAAAACCTTGAGGTTTTGGTTCTTCAGTTGGTTTTGTATCATCAGTTGTAGTATCAGTGACTTTATTTTCTGGTTCTTCCTGTTGGTCTTTCTTTGGCTCTTCTCCATCATCGATGATGAGTCCTTCGTCAAATGACTTCAAACCAACATTAGCTGGATCTCCAAACAAATTAAAAGTATTAATTAATCTTTGATTCAACTTACTTATACCATCTGATGATTTTTGTAAATCTCCTCTTGATTGTTGCTCTACTTGTGAAAAAGGATATTTAAATAAATTTTTAGTAGCAGTAACAATACTTACTCCAAAATCAACAAGAAAATTCGTTATCGCACCAATAAATCCCGTAAGTATTCCAACTATCGAACTTATTCTCTTAATTAATTTGTTTATACCTTCTAAAATTTGCGGTAAATTATTAACAAACCATCCGATTAATATTATACCAAAGAAGTCTAAAATTCGACCTAGAAATCCTCTAGTACTGGCTGCTGTAATACTACCAGTTCTCTTAGCAATACCTTGAACAGACGATGCCTCTAATTCATCCTCTCTGTCCTTTCTTCTTACATTTTCTCTTCTTCTTCTGAAAAATTCATTATCTTTTCCTATTAGTCTTCTCTTAAAATTATTATTTTCATTTGTTTTTTGTGCTATATTTCTTGCGGTGGTATTAGATTTAGATAATCCGTCAGTAAAATTGACAGCAGAATCTCTTATAGTATTAATACTAATCGATGATTTTAATAGAGATTCTCTGCGTCTTCTTATAGACATATCAATACTCCGTTAAATTAAACATTGAATTTGCGAGTGCAGGGAATGTATTAGAGTTATCGCTTGATTTTATTGATGGTAAAGAATCTGATTGACCTCCTGCTGGTGTAGCACCTCCACCTGTATCATTACCTCCCCCTGTGTTTGCTCCAGTACGTGTATCAATAACAGTAGCATCTTCAGAAAAAGCAAGATTTTCACCATTATTAGTTTTTAAATTAGGTGTTATTGCATCTGCACTTGAACCTACTTCCACCATTGAAAAATTAGTTCCATCTCCTTTCGTATCATCTGACTGACCTGGTGGGTTTACCCCCGTTATGGTATCTGCAATATTACCTGCTTGATCTCCTACAAAACCAGAGAATAAACTTAATCCTAATAATCCAATTAATCCAACTCCTGTTGAAATACCTTCTGGAAACAGTGCCAAACCCCCGAAAAATGTGGTCAAACTAGCAATTGTATTCGCTCCCGCACCCGTAACTGCTTGCACTGCAGTTTGATCACCAACACCATCACCATCATCGTCACTTTTCATCCTATTTCTTACATCAAATCCAAATCCAAGTGCTTCTATTATAGCAGTAAGTGGACCAGCACCACCCGCAAGACCACCAGCTTTTCCTGATCCTTTGAATAGTCCACCTATAAGTGGCACTTTCTGTAAAAATTTCCCTGTGTTTTTTAAAGCTGGACCAATCAATGGTAAACTTAGACCTAAACCTACTAATGCACCTACAGGTTTTTTAATTAAATTTACCAACGTCTTAGGTGCATTGTTTATAGCCTTCTTAGCACCATTTAATATTATATCTCTAAATTTATCTACATTTACTCCAATGAAATTAAATAATGCCTGAAATGGTTTAAATATTAATGCACTAAAAGTTATACGAAGAATAGTTCCAGCTAGAACTCCAACTAAACTAATTATTTTTCCTAAACCAACTGTCAATCCTACAGCAATTCCTGTCATCAATGCGAGATTGCCAAAGAATTTAATTTTAAAATCTCTTAAAGCATCAGTATTACCTTCAGATTTTAATCTAAAAAACGTAATTGTTTGATCTACTAACCACCCACCAGCAAGAATGAGTAAAAAACTACCTAACCTGTTTAATATACCTTGAGCTTTTACTGCAACTCTACGCACTGGTGATAGTAGTGCATTTTGTACTTTTCTCTCTAATTGACTTTCCTTACCTTCTCTTAGTGCTTGCTCTGCTAATATTGCCTCTCTTTTTTGTTTCGCTGCCTCTCGCTGCCTATCTAATTGATCACTTATTGCTAAATTTGACTGTATTACTGATAAGGAATTATTTAAAGATCCTACTTGAGCAGATATATTTGATAACTGACCCGAAACTGTAGTTAAAGTTAAAGAATTTTGACTTAGTAAACTTGTTACTTGAGGATCAGGTGGTGGGGGTGGAACAGCACGACCAGTAAAGACACTAGAAGAAACACTTCTTCTAATACCTCTGATACCTCCTGCTATTGGCGATGCTAAACCTTGTTCCTCATCCATTACGTTCTTGTTGTGCCTTTAAATTTTCCTCTTCAACATGTTGTTGTAAAAGTGAAACATAAATTTCTCTTTCCCAAGGAATCATGTTTTCTAACTCTGTCAAACTATATTTATGGTGCTGCATCAGAGCAAAATTTAATTTATAGTATGACACAAGATCTTCATGTGCCATACTTATGCGAAAAAATTCTGCAGCCCCTCTATTGTAATTTCACTCTCAACTTTTGTGTTAGGATTAATTACTTTCACAGTATGAGTTAATTTAGGCATGGTTTCAAAAAACTTCTCAACCTTTTTAAATTGCACTGAATTTAGTGATTCAATAAAATCATTTAATTCTTTCTTTGAACAATCTTCTGATGCCCAACTTTCTTCTTCAGAAAAAACTTGATCGACACATGATGAAATTAAATCAAATGTATCATCAACATTCATGTTTTCAACAGCACCAAAATTATTTTTAATGAATTCATCCAATGAAGGATACTTCATTCTCAATGTATAGGTATCATCTAGTTTGATATCACGTTCATGATCTTTTTCCTTATGTACCTTTATATCGTCAATATGAATTGACATTGGTACTTGGGTTTTTTTATCATCAGGACAAGTTACCATAACTTCGATATCTTCACCTACTGATTTTCCACGAATATTTAAGAACAAATATTCAATATCAAAGGTAGAAAGTTTCTCAACTTTTGTACCTCTTGTTAATATACATTTTTTTAAAACATCTTTGACTGCTGTAGCAATTTGTTTTGAATCTTGTGATTCCATTGCTAAAATTAAGATTTTTTCCTCTTTCACAAGAAAGGGTCTAAATTTAATTTTTCTTTCAGAAGATGGTAAAGTCAACTCATACGTTGGAGTTGAAATGGTTGGTAAAGGCATAATATTCTAAGCACTTCAATGTGATTATTTATAGTGGTTTTTAAAACTTATTTTATGAACCTATGAAACTGTTTAACGCATCAACACTATCACCAAAACCGAAACGAGTAGATGCAGAACCTGTTCTAACTCTAGTGAAATCAGATGATATAGTATATGCCACATCTTCATTCAATAAAGGTAGTCCACTTTGTACTTCATTTAAAAATCCTACAGTATTTCGAGATATCCCATCATTTGTAGGTCCTCTTCTTTTTTTATTCATATCAATTCCTAATGCTCTTGCAAGGGATGATGACTCACCACACACATATCTGTCATAACTAAATGATGCGGTTGCCTTAAGAACCTGTGAGTTTTGATAAGAAACTCTTGTTGAATTTAATGATAAAGGGAATAAACCGATAAAACGATATTCTAAGAATTGAAAATGGTTTGCTTCAAATTTAACAATTCTAGTATCATTAGATTTATAATCTTCGGGATATCTAACATTAAAATAATATGAATCTCTAACTGGATCAGCACTTGATGAACCTGTAATATATTCCATCCAATGTTCTAAAAATTTTAATGACTTATAATCATTATCAACGTAAAATTCAAAATTAATCTGAGTAAAATTACGAGTATGTGCGAATCTTTCTACTACACCTTGAAAATCTCCAGCAGTATTTAATGATGCTAATGCACTACCTGGTAATACTGCGTCACTACACAAAAGTCCAACATTATCTGATATGAAACGGTCATTTATACCCTTCTGCCTCATAAATCTTCTTAATGAAGTAGGGGGTAATGCAAATTTTACTAGAAACTTTGATGTCTGAGCTACATTTTGTAACTTAGGCATTATATCTGATATTTTTCTCGGTCTTGGTGCTGGCACTC